ACCGAGCATACCCATAAGAACAGGCATCATAGTAGAAACATCAATTAAAGGTATTGCAATATCTGAATCTGCTAAAACTAATATAAAATTAGTCATAGGGATTAAGATAAAGTTTGACAAAAGCGCCAGTGTACAAGTCCAACCGACTGCCGGACGCCAACCACTAACAAACAAACTTCTATGTTTAGCTTCTTCTTTATTAACTTCTATCTGTGCTTTAATAACATCGTGACCGTGACGTTCTGCCATTGTCGCAATGTCGTGAGCTAACTTTTCTTTTAGGTCTTTATCGCTTACTACCTTATCAAGTATTGTTGATACAGGGCCGATAAGCCTATCAATAAGTCCTAACATTAGATAACCAGTGCAATACCAATTACAATTAAAATGCCTATACCTACAACAATAACCTTACGTCTAGGTGCGCTTACAGGTTCGCTTAGCTTTTCCTTAGTTCTTATTACTAAATCTTTTAACTTGTCTAAAAACTCTATCATAAATTTCTCCACCATCTTTTAAATTTATCTTTATAGTGATAATAAACTATCCTAGTTAATTCTATATTCCCTTGTATTAAAATTTTTAAACAAATTATTATTACAACGATACAAAAAGCAATTCCAAATCTTAAAAAAAAATCAGTCACTTCCCCAACCCATATAAATGCCTACAGCTAAAGCAGTTAATAATGCAGTTGTTATTATTCGGGCTACTGTTTGCCCCACTGTAACTTTAGTAGCTCTCCAAGAATCTAGTAATCCTCTTAGTTCTTTTACATCGTCATAAGCTTCTTCATCTGAAAGACCTATCTCTTTCAATACTTCTTTTGCTCCCTCATGCGCTGCTTGATGTATAATCCTTTCTAGTTCTGTTTCGGTCATAATGTCCACCTCACTACCATTTAACCTTGTTGGCCCAATAAGCTGCGCTCATTTTGCCTTTCTTAATGTTTTTGCCATGTCTGGCCTTGAATGATTTTCTTTTTGCTTTCATCTTTGCAGACTCACCTGCTTTAGGTTTACCTGCTGTACTTGCTCCTTGTTCTCCAAAACGAATTATTTTTTGTTTACCTTTTGCACACGCCTTAACTACATGAGATTTTTTAGGATGACTAGGTGTACGCTTTGGCTTATTACAAGCCATCTTTTTTTTGTTTACTTTTTTAGCTGCCATTGTTTTGTATCCTTATGGTTTTTCAGGCCAAGTAACATTATGAGGAAAACCTTCTTGTGAAGGAACATCTCTTAATCCTTGACGATATGCAGCCCATTCTGTTGACATTGTAACATCTGATAAGCCTAGCCAATCTGTTTTAGCTAGTTGTTCATCTCTATCGTATCTTACAGATTTAGCTGCTGCGGCATCTAGCGTTGCTTGATATTCTGTTTCTTGTTCTGTTTTAGTTGCTTCATCAGTATTAGAAAACATATCTTTTTCTAACCAAGATTGAACCCAGTTTTCAGCAGCATCTTGTTCTACACCATTTCTTACTACTATTTTATAAGAACCAGTAGTACTTGGCTTAGGTGTTTCAAATACTGGATCAATACCCAATACTTCTAAAACACTATCATTCCATACTTTAGGAAGTGAAACATTTGGATTTCTTTTTTTTGCTTCAGTTTTAGAAATTAAATCACCACTTGATCTTTCACGGTATTCCATTTTTATCTCCTTTATGCTAGGGCTAAGTAAAGATATACTTTACCAGAATCATTAGAATTAACTTCTGGAGAACCTCTATCAACTGTAAAACCTGTTGAAAGTGGATGTATGTCTTGTTCTGAATCAGATACTTCTGCTGTGGTCATATTCCATTCAAACGGTTTATCATCTCCTGCTCCTATACCATGAGCCGAATCCCATACTTTCCAATCTGTAGAAGCATCAGATGTATTTTTGCACATAACAAATCTTGGTTGAAATCCAGTAGTTACCGTTATATCTCCAGAACCATCAGATGTCCAAGTACCAACATCAGAAACATCTGATGAAGCAAAAAGATAAGCTATAAAATCCATATTTCCATTTACATCTTCTGAATTACCTAATGTAAAAACACTTGCCGTTGGAGAAGTATCGTTCCAATGTGCTGATGAAGTAGCTGCGGCATTTTGACCTGAACCTGCCCCACCACTAGCTTGTAAATATTTAGTATTTCCTAATGGCCCTGCGTAAGCTATCCAAACTCTTGAACCAGTATATCTTTTAATAAGCATAAATTCTGGTGCTTTTCCTAAACCATGACTTACATTGTGTCCAGAAGAGCCATTACCCCTATATCCAACTATATCAAAAGTTCCCGGTGCACGTTTAAAAAAATAACCAACATGATGTCTACTACCTGCTGCTGAAGTGTAGTAATACATTTCTCCGTTATATTCAACATCTACTCCTTCCATAAAATCAAAGCCGCTATTTGATGCTGAATCGCCTTGAGGTTGACCTCCGCTTCCACTAGATAATAATCCGTTTCCTTGTCCTCTTAGCCTATCAAAAACATGGTATCCATAAGTAGTACCCGCATCCCGTCTATGCCAATACATATCAGTAACAAAATTTGTTCCACCATTACTACCTCCATTAAGAATAGTTCTATTTGCTGCTGTACCACTACCGCTTGTTAAACCTGTATCTTGATAATCATAAGTACTAAAAAAATCTGTTCCGGCTTCAGCGGGTTTATGTGGTCTTCGTACAGCCATATAAACATATTTTTCTGCATCTTCACCAACTTCACTACTAGCTCCACTAGGAATAATAAAACCAGTAGGAGTTGGTATTACTTCTGTATGTTGGGTTCCTTCTACTTCTGCTCCATTACTGTTTGCTGCAAAATAATTATCTTTGTATACGGCTTTTACATGAAAGCCTCTCATATTATCTATTATAGTCCATCCATCAGCCCTTTCAGTATTTTTAATCATCAACCACTGAGGTTCCCACCCTAGAGAAACGGCTACATCTGAACCACTTGAACCATTATAAGTGCCACAGTTTATAATAGATTCATCTGAATCTTCTCCAAATGAGTCAACATCGTGGGCAAATAAATAGGCTATATAAGTATTTCCATCACCGTTTGTTCTGTTACTACTACCGACTGTAAATTGTGTAGTTGTTGGATCTGTGTCATGCCAATGGTCGGTCGCTGTTGCTTCAGCGGTAGTGTGATTTAAATGTAAATGTTTGGTGTTTCCCATACTTCTGTGGTAAACTGTCCAATCTCTTGAAAAATTTGTTTGCTTTACAATAATCATTCCCGGCACACTTCCAAGATTATGATCTACAGTTCTACCACCAGTATCATTACCTGTATAAGTAACAATATCAAAAAAACCTTCTTTTTTAGCAAATGTCCAAGAAACATAATCTTCATCATCTGTATTAACTTTATCATCTGCTCCTATAGTAAACCCATCAGAATCAAAAGCTGTTAAAGTATCTGCATCAGTGGCTTCTGCACCCGCAGCATCCGAACTTAAAATTTTTGTTACGCCCCTTGTTGTATCTGTTAATACATGAGAATCTGCGGCATCTCTATTTTTAATCCAAACCAAGCCCCCTTTATCATCAAGATCAATATTATTATCAATTTCTAGTGATGAGCCTGTTCCTTCATATACAAAATTTGAAAACACCTCTTCTACATAAACAGGATCGTCTGTGCCACCTGCGGCTGCTAAAATTTTTGTTGCTCCTGACATATTAGTTTACCCTAGTGCTTGTCCTGCGGTAAAGCCATACCAAATAGTACCGCCATCTATGGTTGTAAATACAAAATAATCAACTCCATTGTTTGTAGATGTTAAGGTAGGAGCTGTTGCTGCGGCCCAATCTACTGCTCCGGGCCATGTAATTGCCCTAGCTGTTGAATCTTGAATAATTTTTAATGCAAAAGTCATTGCTTCAGCAGGAGGATTGCTAAATGTAAAAGTAGTAGCCTCAGTAAGATCATGTAAAAAGTTTGTACCTGTTCTAAGATTTATAGTAGTTGCATTAGAAGAAGAAGTAACAGTTGTGGCTTCTTCATGGATACCACCCGTAAATCTTACAACATTATTAGCGTCTGATGATACAACCTTAGAAGCTGCTGAAGTTCCTAAAGTTGCTAAGTCTAAATAGTTTAACTCTGTTGCTGTTGCTGTAACACCGTCAAGTATATTTAATTCTGCTGCGGTACTTGTTACATTAGTACCTCCAATATCTAAAGTAGTTAAAGAAACTTCTCCGGCTACTGTGACGATTCCATCAGCTAATGTCATTAAATCTGTATCACTAGTATGTCCTATAGTTGTTCCGTTAATGATAACATTATCAACTGTTAAAGTTGTTAAGGTTCCTAAACTTGTAATAGCACTTTGAGCAGCCTGTGTTACTGTTAGTGCTGTACCAGACGCATTACCTGTTACATTACCTGTTAATGGCCCTGCGAAAGCATCTGCTGTAACTGTTCCGTCAAAGAAAGCGTCTTTAAATTCTAAAGAAGATGTACCTAAATCTATTTGATTATCAGTTACAGGATATAATGCTGATGCAGTTAAAGTTAATCTTGCAGCATTGTCTACTTTAAAATCAATTTCATTTGCTGTTCCAAAATCAATAGCAGTTTGAGAGTCTTCACCCATTATTAAATCAGTAGCATAAATAGAAGTAATTCCTGTCTGTGCTGCGTCTACTGTAAATGTTAAATCATAAGGATCGCCATCTGTGCCGTTGTCTGTATCAGTCCAGTTTGTTGTAACACCTGATCCAATAAATTTTACTTCTTTAGCATTAGAAACAGTTACTTCAGTACCATCATCATCTTCAAGAATAAAGTTACTCATTGTACCTGAACCAGATGTTTGACTGTCTACATAAGCTTTTACAGATTGCTGTGTAGGCACAAGAGTCGCACTATCTGAAGACATATTATCTTCATCAACCCAAGCAGTAACTCCTATTGTTCCATCAGAAAGTGTACCAAAAGTTACTGTGCCAGATGCTGTAACACCTGTGCTTGATAATAGTCCAGTAGAAGGATTATAAGTTAAATCACCATCAGACTCTAAACCTAAGTTGCCACCATCAAGATCACCACCCGCTGTAAAAATAATAGCATTATTTTCATTTGTGCTTTCATTGTCTGTTATAGTTACGGTTGTAGCAACAGCGGCAGTTCCAGTTGTGTCTTGGTTCAGTGTTCCAACTGTAAAGTCTAGTGTATTATCACCATCTTGATATGCTACAGTTATACCTGATTCTGTATTTGAACCAACCATAGCACCGACAGTATCAGCAATATATTCGTTTAGAGCTGTACCATCAACTGTAATTGCATCTGCTTCAAGTGTACCATCTATATCGGCATTACCTGAAATATCAAGTGATCCTGCATCTAGTTCTCCTGAAATTGTCAGAAGACCACTAGAAGGATTATATGTTAAGCCTGTGTCGCTTTCTGCTCCTTGACTTCCAGTAGCACCATCTACAAAGATTGGATAAACTGTCTCGTCTGTGGAGTTATTAGCTGATACTGTAAAATTATCTGCTGTACCTGTAGTATCTTGGTTGAGAGTACCTATTACAAAATCTAGAGTATTATCTCCGTCTTCATAGGTAACTGTAATATTTGTCTCTGTATTAGAGCCAACCATAGCTCCTACTGTATCTGCTATATATTCATTTAAGGCTGTTCCATCTACCGTATAAGCATCTGCTTCTAAAGTTCCATCAATATCTGCATTACCTGAAATATCTAAAGTAGTTGCGTCTAGTTCACCCGCTATTGTTACAACACCATCAGCAAGTGTAATTAAATCAGTATCATCTGTATGTCCTATTGTTGTACCATTTATATTTACATTATCTATAACTGCTTGAGTAATTGCACTATTTGTTCCTAGCGTTGCTCCATCTACTGAGCCACCATTAATATCTGCTGTATCTGCAACCAGAGCATCTGTTGTTACTGTGCCATCAAAGTAAGCATCTTTAAATTCTAAAGAGCTTGTGCCTAAATCAATATCATTATCTGTAACAGGTACGATAGCTCCGTCTTGAATACGAATTTGTTCTACAGCAGAGCTAGAAACTTCTACAAAGAAACCCCAACGGTTGTTTGTACTGTCAGCTACAATTTTATTTAAAAAATCTTGATCACCTATTGTATGTATATTACCGCCTTCTGCGGCTGTACCATCGTGTTGATGACCTGTAGTACTACTAGAAGCATATGAAAAAGCAGTTAGAAGTCTATTAAATTCATCATTAAATAAAGCAGCAGTTATCGTATCTCCATCTGCCATTGAGCTTTGTCTTACATAACTTGTACCCATTGCTATCTCCTACCGGATGGTCTGTAATCTACATAAAAACCATTTATTGAATAAGGTGCTTTAGTATCTTGACTAAATATTTTAAAGGCTATATTGTGTCCACTTCCCTGTACTGCTTGTCTTGCCATAGGGTCTTGAGAAGCTCCAAATACTGATGTATTAAAAGTTCCTGAACCAAATACTGCGGGGGTTGGTATTGAATCTAGTTCATAATTTGGAGGTTGTGGTCTATTAGTATCATCAAAATCATATGTTATCTTTAATGTAGGTTCTATTGTACCTTCAGGTGTAAAAGATATTTTTGTATAATGTAATGTTTTAAGTGTACCTGCATCTCCAAAATCTAAGTTAGGTGTTTTATATCTGGCATCTATATTTGTTTGTGTTCCTGCCGGATTAAAATCATTTCCTGTGTTATGGTTATAAACATATCCATCTTTATCACCATGATATATTTTTTCTACACTATCACTATTAAAACCTGATGTAAATCCATGTGCTTGAATGCCTATTGTTTCAGACCATTCAAACCCATTAGGAGTTATTGTACCTATCAAACCTTTTGATGTAGATGTAGAACCTGAACTTGCACTATAAAATAATCTGTATTGAGATTTACTTCTTAGTACTGCGCTACTAATAGTAAATGTATCTATAGAAGCTGCTATTTTTGATACTATAGATTGTATGTTTCTAGATACAGAGCTTAACTCTACGTCACCAATACGTGCTGTACCTGCAACTAAACGAAATCCATCAGGACTTAAAAATAAAAGATCGCCTCCTATTTCTTGAATACTATGTCCATCCAAACAACCTACGTTTTGTGTAATAGGTGTTACAGCTATAGAAGCAGAAATATTTATGTCTGATAATTTATAAATACTATTTTTACAAAATATAATTAAATCACCACGAAAACTTTTTATTCCTACTACCTGATCATCTAGTACAATACTTCCAGAGCCGCTTGAAGTAAAATCATTTATGTCACTTGTGCCGCTATAAAATATTGTATTAAGTGCGGTCGTTGCTCCGGCAACTACTAAGTGTTTATCGTGGATAGTGCAGAATTTTGGATAGTGCGTACCACTAACTGTAATTTCTTCATAAAAGAAAGTTCTATCTGTTAAAGCTCCTGTACCTGTCATTTTAAATAAAGCAGGTTTTACACCAGAGCCTTTATCGGTAATTACTACTTCACCATAAGTACTAGACCCTTCAAACAAAGCAAAAGAAGCTTGTGCTTGGCCTGTTCTAGCCGCTGTGCTTCTTCCTGTAAATGTAGAGTAATTATCTCCTGAACCACTTACGCTTGAACGATTTATTTGTAACCAACTTGTTCCATCTAAACTAAAATAAATATTAGTTCCTGAACAAGCAATTACGCCATCGCCATAAACAAAAAGCCCTAATATAGCATTAGAGCCGTTAGGTCTTGCTGCACTACCTCCACCGTAAACTGTGTAACCATTTATTCTCCTGTAACCACCATCAGGATCAACTTCAAAGTTTTCTAACTCTGTAGCAAATCCGGGTTGTTGTAACATTTGAAACTGGTTGAGATTAGTGTTTAAACCCCCTTGACAAGATAAACCAAATGCTTGCA